GCTATACAAGAGAATAAAGATGCTATATCAGCACTGCCTACACCTGTAGACACTTACACAAAAGATGAGATTGATGGGTTACAAATAGTCCAAGATGATAAAATTCAAGCTAACACAGATGCTATTAATGCTATTCCAGGTGCAGTAGATGCTTATACTAAAGCTGAATCAGATGCTACAAATGATGCACAAGATGTAAAGATAAAAGCTAATAAAGATGCTATAGATGCACTACCATCATCAGATGACTACTACGACAAAACTGAAGTAGATGCACTACAAAGAATACAAGATGATGTTATTGATACTAAAGCAAATCAGGGTGATTCGTACCTTAAAGCTGAAGCAGATACATTATTAGATAACAAAGCTAATGTTGGTGATAGCTATACTAAAGCTGAAACTTATACTAAAGCTGAATCAGATACAGCGTTAGATTTAAAAGCAGATAAAGCTACTACATACACAAAGACTCAGGTGTACAACAAAACTGAAGTAGATGCTTCTCAATTATTACAAGATACAGAGATTGCCAAGAAAGCAAATAAAGCTACTACATATACTAAAGACGAAGTTGATGACTTGATAAACAGTTCTACTGGAGCTATTGTAGGTAACTATACAAACAAATGGGCTAGTAGTGTTGCTAGAGACCCATTAGCTGGTAACTTATACTTAGTTAATGGTATGAGTTTCACAACTAATTATGATGATGTTACTACAATATACATTAGTGATACAGATGGTGATGGTGACGTAAGAGACTTTGATAGAGTAGAGGTAGGCGATACAATTACAATAACATCTGAAAATGGCACAGGTGAATACACTGTTGTTACTATGTCAGATGTAACAGGTTACAGAGAATTAATAGTAAACAAAGAGTCAGCATCAGGCGATATTGATGATGATACTCCTGTATCTATTGTATTAGATGTAGCATCTAGTGGTGCAACAGGTGGTGGTACTGTAGCAGATGGCTGTATATACCTTAACAACCAAACAATAGAAAATGACTACACAATACCTGTAGGTATGAATGGTATGAGTGCTGGCGCTATAGAATTTAATGGCACAGTAACAGTACCTGAAGGTAGTAAGTATCATGTTGTAGATAGTACAGCACCTAAAGGAGTTAACGCAAATAGAAACCTTGTCATTAACGGAAACTTTGATGTATGGCAAAGAGGAACTTCGCATAATATTACAGGTAATAATATGTACACCGTAGATAGATGGCAATTAATTCTTGATGGTGCACCAGCAAGTGGTGGCACAATAACAAGAGAAGCATTTGCTTTAGGTCAAACTGATGTTCCTAATAACCCTAAATATTATTTACAATATGGTTTTCCTATTACTGGTACTCCTTCTAATTTCATAAGACAGTCTATTGAGGGTGTACGTAATTTAGCAGGACAAACAGCTACAATCTCTTTCTGGGCAAAAGTGCCATCTGGAACTATGAATATAAGTGCACTGTTTCAACAAGAGTTTGGTTCAGGAGGAAGTCATAGTTTAGGAGTATATGGTATTGGGTCAACAGACTTTACTGTGACAACAGAATGGCAAAAATTTACTATGACAACTACATTACCATCTATTAGTGGTAAAATTTTAGGAACAAATAATGATGATAAATTAAACGTTGCTATATCACTTCCTGTCAACGCTGGAACAATACAGTTAGCTCAAGTACAGGTTGAAGCGGGTGAAGAAGCTACACCATTTGAACATGTACCATTTGATGTGGAATTAACTAGGTGTATGCGTTACTATGAAAAATCTTGTGCTTATGATACAGTTCCTGATAACGGAGTATATGATGTTGAGTATTTAGCTTTATCTAATTATGTAGACGAGTATAATTGTAGGTTTCAGGTGGCTTATAAAGTTGAAAAAAGAGCTACTCCTACAGTTAAAACATATGGCGGAGCAACAGGAAAATGGCAAACGGCATCATATGATGGTACATGGGGAACAATTAAAGGCTCAACTTATCCAGTTGCCCAAAATGAAAAATATATTACATTAAACAATGCTGATTGGGATGGTGCTTCTGCATGGAAAAAAACTGCAATTGGTACAGGACGACTTACTCGTGGTGTATGGGTTGCAGATGCGGAGATATAAGATGAATTTAAATAAACTAGAAACGAGGATAAAATAATGACAATGAGAATACATGGGGATAAGATTGAGTTCCCTGACGGAACAGAGCAGTTTACAGCATCTAGCGGTACTGGAACAGCAACTCCTCCTGTAGCTTTTAATTTAGCAATGACAACTGATTTCGATGTAGCTAGCAACGTTGAAACAGTTGTTCCATTTAACAATGCAGTTATTGACACAGATAATGCTCGTTCAGGAAATAAATATGTTGTTAAAAAAGCGGGTTTATATGACCTATCTTATTCAGCTGGATTAGGCAGAACAGATGATGTTGTATGGGCATCTACATATTTGCAACTTAATGGCGACTATATTACAGTTGATAATCTTAATTTTGATTATAATACTAAAGTAACTAGAACAACTCATTCAAACTCTAAAGTTGTTCAATTAGAAGTAGGTGATGAAATTTCAGTATCTGTAAAAGGGCTTACTACTAATCCTACTTTTAAGTGTTACGCTAATAATACATACTTATCTGGGCATATGATTAGTGGTTCAGGTGGTGGTTCAGATACTACAAGAAAAGTAACTGTAATAGACACAGCTATTGGTATGGTAGCACCTTTTGCAATGGGCAGTGTTCCAACAGGATGGTTACATTGTAATGGTTCAGCAGTATCAAGAGATACATATAGCTTACTCTATTCTAAAGTAGGTGATACTTATGGTGCTGGTAATGGTTCAACTACATTCAACTTACCTAACTTACAAGATGAGTTCATTAGAGGTTCATCAGGTACATTAGCGGTAGGTAGTAAACAGGCTGATGCGTTTAAATCACATAGTCATACAGGTAGTACATCGCATAAAACTTTAACAGGCAGTATAAATCAACAAGGCAATAGAGCGAGTATAAATGGTGGTACTGGAGTATTTAGTGGTTCGGGGTCTACTTCATATGGAAAAGAGGACATAGGAGGGGCAATTCCTTCCACAATATCTCTTGATGCCTCACATAGTCACACATTTACTACTGCTGTAACAGGTGGTACTGAAACAAGACCTCGTAACGTAGCTATGATGTATTGCATTAACGCTACTTCTGAACCTAGTACGGGTGGCGGTGATATAGATTATGAAGAAGGTGAATATGATGCAGACCTTACTATTGGTGGAGTTGTAAATGCAACTGCAAAAGCAATTTACTCAAGAATTGGAAACCAAGTTACAGTAAATGTTAGGAACTTGTCTGTTACTGGAAAAACAGGAACAGGACAACTTATAGTAGGTCTTCCATTTGTTGCTAATGACAATCACTCTACAGGAGTTGCTAGGTTTTCTGGGTTTACTAATTTAGGAGAGTCTGCAACTGTAGCTCCTTTTGTAGTTAATGGTCAAAACATTGTAGCTTTTCAAGCTTCAAAAGCTGATGGATATGTATTAGATAAACTATACGACCAACATTGTAATGATAATTTTACTATATATTCAATAGACATTAGTTACCAAACATCAGGATTTAGTTCATCAGGTTCAGGTGGTTCAGGTGGTGATAGCATATGGACAGATGTAAATGGTGATGCAGTATTAGAAACAGATGGCAAGAAATTAACAATAGATGCTAACGTAGCTGAATTAGGTGCTAAAGCTAGAATCACTACTGACACAAACTCATTAGAGTTTAATGTAGGTGCTGGCAGTTTACCTAAAATGAGTGTTGGTAGTGATGGTAAAGTAGATATTGAGGGTGTATTAGAGGCAAAAACAAATGCTTATTTTGGTAATACAAGCTCAGCGTCAGTAGTTAATATGAATACAGTAGCAAATTGGAATTATTCTGGATTAAATGTAATTCGTCATTCTAGCAACAATGGACAGCCAAGATTGATAGGTATGCCATTAGGTGGAGACCCACTTAACTCAACAGTTATTGGTGAATATAATGCTATTTGGGGAATGTATAATAGTACACCTACTTCGGGTTCAACATCCGCATCTTTAAAGGGTGAGTTGGTTTACGGAGCTCATTCAGGACATAAATGGTATAACAATGGCTCTAAAGTAATGTCTATTGCCAGTGATGGTAGAGTAGATATTACAGGCTCACTTTATGTTAATGGAACACCTAAATCACTTGATGCAATGGTAACTGACCTTGAGAAAGATGTTAAGTTAAAAGATAAACTCATTGAGAAGTTATCAGCAAGACTAGATAAACTAGAAAAGAAACTTAAATAATGTTAGGTTTTATATCATTCTCTGGTGCACCCATATCATCTGTTGGTAGCAGTGTTATCTTCTCACAGACAATAAACATTGTAGGTGAAGCTTTCTTTAATGTTAATGCTAACGCTAACTGGAATGGTAGCTCTAGTATTACAGGCGAAGCTTATACAGAAGTGTTTGGCGAAATAGCTGGAAGTGGTTGGACAAGAATTAACCCTGATTCAACTGAATGGGATTATCAACAAAGTTCTGATTGGAACAAAATTAAATAGAGGAATATCATGGCAATAAAAGCAAAAGTATCAGAATGGGATTCAGTGGCAAGTAATAATGTTTTAATTAATGGAATTAATATTAACGAACACTGCCCTCCCTCAGCAGTCAACAATGCTATAAGAGAGATGATGGCTCAAATCAAAGATTGGCAATCAGGTTCTAGTGGTGATGATTGGACTTCTTCTGGTGTGTTAAACATTACAGGTTCATTAAAGCTAGATGGTGAATTAGGAACAGCGGGACAAGTTTTGGTATCTCAAGGTTCATCAGCAACACCTACATGGGGTGATGCCTTTGTCAGAGGTATGATTATGATATGGCATGGTTCTTCAGTAGATTCTATTCCTAGTGGATGGGCATTATGTAATGGTGCTAATGGTACTCCTGATTTAAGAAATAGATTTATTATGGGTGCGGGTGATAGACCCATAGATTATAGTCCAGGTCGACTTGGAGGTAGCGCAGATACTCCATTAGTAGCTCACTACCATGATGGCGGTACATCTTATGAGCATTTAACAGGTAGAATAAGTCAACAAGGTAACAGAGCGGGTATAGGTGAAGTTGATGGAAGTATTTTCAGTTTCTCTGGTCATACTTCATATGCAGGAAATACTGGAGCTGGTGCTTGTCCTCTCCATATAACTCTTGATGCTTCGCATAGCCACACATTTAGAACTGAAGTAAAAGGTGAGTCAGGTACTAACAAAAACTTACCTCCATACTATACTCTTGCATACATAATGAAACTATAATATGACAAAACAAAGAATACTTTTTGGTGAGTGGAAGCCTGACCAATCAGACAGTATAGGACAGCCTTCTAACGATTTAGAGATGGCTTACAATGTATATCCTAGTGCTACTGGTTATGCTCCATTTCCTAAAGCATCAACAATATCAATACCTATGCCAGATGCCCAAGATATTACAGGCATGACTACTGCTAGGTATAACGAAGACATATTTACTATCACTGGCACAAGATTTAATCTTTACAAGGGTAGTAACTTAACAAGAGTATCTTCAGATATTTCTCCTATTGGGAAAACAGGTGGGTACAAAGTTCCTACTGTTGGGTGGCATTTTATTCAGTATGGAAATTCAGTTCTTGCAACTAATGGTGCTGATAAAATACAACGTTTCAATATACTTGGCAATCCAATTGACCCAGCTAACGCTGGTAAGTTTGAAGATATTCCACAAGCTCCTAAATGTAGGACTATGTGTATTGTTAGAGACTTTGTGGTAGCTGGTTACTGTAATGGTGAATCAAATAGAGTGCAGTGGTCGGATTTAAACAACGACACAGTGTGGGACAGTGACCCTGCAACAAACCAAGCTGACTTTCAGGATTTAGCTGGTGGTGGCGAGGTTAAGGCTGTTACAGGTGGTGAGTTTGGTTTAATACTACAAGACAGAGCAGTCCAGAGAATGTCCTACATAGGGACTCCTCTTATATTTCAATTTGATTTAATATCAGACAACATAGGATGCTTAGCTGGTAAGTCAGCTATACAACATAATGGTATATCATATTGGTTGTCTCATGAGGGTATGATAGCTTGTGATGGTACACAAGTAACTAACATTGGTAATGGCAAGATTAATGATTGGTTGTTTAAAGAAATTGATTTAACCCAAATGGACAACAAAACAGATAACTCATCTGTTGCTATAGACCCTATTAAGAATCTTATTGTTTGGAATTTCCCAACAAAAACAGCTGATAGACTTATGCTTAAATATAATTACTCAACGCAAAGATTTTCAACAGGATTTACAAATGCTCATATTGTTGCTGGTTTAGAAACAGATGGTACAACACTAGATGCACTAGATGCGGACTTTCCTGATTTAGATGCTATGCCAGTTTCATTAGACTCACACTTATTTATTGGTGGTCAGTTTGCTTTCTGTGGTGCTGAGGGTGGAGAGGTAGTAGCATTTGACTTAAAGAATGATAATAGCTATCTAACGACTAACGATATGGAGTTTGACGGGTTCAGTGTAGTTACATCAGCACAACCTATCGTTGAGAATGGTTCAGCAGAGTTTCAGGTGTCATCAAGAAACACATTAAATGAAGGTGTATTATTTGGAAGTGCTTCAGTTACTTCTAATGAAAATAGAGCTGACCTACGAAGCGGTGGCAAGTATCATAGAGTAAGAATGAAGGCTACAGGTGAGTGGACAAACGCTGTAGGTTTTGATTTAGAAGTATCAACACAAGGACAAAGATAATGGCAATGATTGGAAGCGGTAATGGATTGGGTGGTATAGGCAATGGTGGATTTGGTGTAACAGAACAACGACAATTTAACCCATTTGGTAACGTAACACAAGACCCAGTAATGCAACAAGGGTTATTAGGTAACTGGGCATTTAGCCTTGCAAATCAAGGTAAAAATGGTGGCAGAAGTTATTTTGAGGGTTTTCAAAATATGCCAAAAAATCCTCAAACTGGTAGAGATGGTTTTATGCAATTGTTTGGAAAACAAATGTTATCAGCTTATGATAGTCATGTAAACACACCAAACTTAGAAGCAGACATACTATTCCAAGATACATTTATGGGTGGTAATGGTAATAAGAAACAAAATTTATGGGCTGGTTTGCTAGGCGGTTCTACATAATGGCTAGAAAAGGATTAATGTATCGCATACTTCCTATCAGTGGATTATGGAAAGATAGGGATGTATCAGATGTTGTTAATGGAATCATGAATGGCAAGATAAATGCTACAGGTGCGCTAGAAATGACAACAACCAACCAAGTATTAACAGATGAAAGAATATCACCAACATCGGTTATTTTGTTTAGTGCAAGGGCTAACACAGGATTTGGTTTGCCTTTTGTAAAGAAAAAACTAAAAGGTAGTGCAGTTATAGGATACTCAGGTACAACTCCT